AAGAAATAGGACATGAATATACAAGCAATGATGGTGAGAACATAAACTGGCTCAGTGTCACAGCTTTTATTGCTAAGTTTAAAGGCAAGTTTGATGCTTTAGCACAAGCTAAAAAATCATCAAAAAACAAATATTCTAAGTGGTACAAAATGGATCCTTTACAGATAGTTGCTATATGGGAAGCTGAAACTACACGAGCTATTACATTAGGTAATTGGTATCATGGTCAGAGAGAAAAGGATATCTTGGATTTCCAGACTATTGAACGTAATGGTGTGGTTATTCCCATCATCAAACCTATAAATAAGAATGGTGTTAAGTTGGCCCCGGATCAAAAACTAAAAGATGGCATGTATCCTGAACACATGGTGTATTTAAAATCTTTGGGGTTATGTGGGCAATCAGACCTTGTAGAGATTGTAAATGGTACAGTTAATATTACAGATTATAAAACTAACAAGGAAATTAAACACACTGGTTATACTAACTGGGAAGGAATTACTTCCAAGATGTATAATCCTATAAGTCATTTGGATGATTGTCATATCAACCATTATAACCTGCAATTGAGTATTTATGCTTACATTATTAAAAAGCATAACCCTCAGTTAAATATAGGAAAGTTGACAATACAACACGTTACCTTCAAGGAAACAGGTAAAGATGAAAACGGATATCCTTTAACTGAAATGAAAAATGGAGAACCAGTTATTGATGAGATTAAAATGTATGATCTACCTTATTTAAAAGATGAGGTTATTAGTTTAGTAATGTGGTTAAAAGATAACTTATGCTAATAAAATTATTTGATATACAAAATGGAAAGGTGATTCCTACGGAACATTGCTATGTTTTAAAATTCTTAAAAGAAATAATGGAAAAATATCCAGATAGTTATATGTCTGTATATCAATATATATTTTATATGACATGTCCTAACCCTGATTTAAATCCTTTCTTTAATACACCTGAAATAGATAAAGAAGACATAATTATACAAGAAGTGCAGTTAAAAGAATCTCCAGAAGATCCTGAGATTATTAATGCTTTAGAAATGTGTGCAGCTTTATATGAAACACCATCATCTAGGGCTTATAGGGGAATAAAATCAATGCTTGACCGGTTAGCTAAATATATGGAAAAAACACCTATAGAGCATGGACGGGATGGTAATATAAATTCATTAGTGAATGCTGCTGCTAAATTTGAACAAATAAGATCTTCTTATAAAGGAGCTTATAATGATATGATGCAAGAACAACAAAGCATTGTCCGTGGAGGACAAGGATTAGCATATGACCAATAACAAAATTATGGAATCAATAAAACAAATCGTCATCCCTACAGGGAGAAAAGTATTAATCAAAAGAGCTTCGGCCCCCACTCATTTTCCAGGTACAACACTTATAATTCCAGATTCTGTTAAAAAACAAGAATTTAAAGGAACAGTAGTTGCAGTTGGAAGTCAAGAACAAGAAATTAAAGTTGGAGATTTTGTCCAATATGCTGACTATGCTGTACCTACTTCTATGGAGCATAACGGTGAACCTCATCTTCTAATAAATGCAGCAGATGTTTTTGCAATAATTAGAACTGTATAATGTTTATAACTATTCCGGCTTATAATAAACAAACTGATCTATGGTCTAATGTTGATTTTAAAACAAGATCTGATTTTTACACGTTTATTCTTTCTATATTTAAAGAGCCGGGACAGTATGCATTTAATGAAACATCCCTTCTATTTAATACGGAAGCTAAAAAGTTTAATGAACAAGGCTTTTATTGTGCAAGCCCATTCAAATCTCAAGATTTTAGAGCATACTGGGATGACCAAAAAATTAAGTGCCGTAATGGAGTAATTTTTATTGATGGTTCTCAGACTTGGTATTTAACCCGTGATTATTACATGTGGTTAAACTTTCTTCCAATCTTTGATAAGGAAGAAAAACTATATGGATTTGCCAAAGTCCGGGATGCTCAGTATCATATGGCTTTATATGAATTACTGGCTGAACTGGATTATAAACATTGTGCTATTCTTAAAAAGAGACAGATTGCTTCTTCATATTTTCATATGGGGAAAATTATAAATCAATATTACTTTGAAGAGGGTTCTGTTTGTAAAATAGGAGCTTCTTTAAAAGATTATATTGATGATAAAGGTTCATGGAAATTTTTAGATGATTACAAGAATTTTTTAAATGAACACACAGCTTGGTATAGACCTAGTAATCCTGATAAAGTATTATTGTGGCAACAACAGATTGAGGTTACTTTAAATAACAGGAAAACATCTAGAGGATTAAAATCTAAAATACAGGGGGCATCATTTGAAAAAAAGGCAACAAGTGGAGTAGGAGGACCAACAACTATTTTCTTTCATGAGGAAGCCGGGATTGCCCCCAGGATGATGGAAACTTATGAGTATTTACGTCCTGCTATGTCATCAGGTATGGTGACTACAGGGATATTTATAGCAGCAGGTTCTGTTGGGGATTTAACCCAATGTGAGCCTTTAAAGGATATGATTCTTAACCCTTTGGGGAATCTTATTTATGCTGTAGAAACAGACCTTATTGATAAGGATGGCACCATTGGTAAGGCTGGATTATTTATACCAGAACAATGGTCAATGCTTCCCTATATAGATGAATATGGTAATTCACTTGTTGAAGAAGCCTTAGCCGCAATCCTTGAACAAAGAATAAAATGGAAAGCAGAACTTAGTTCAGAACAATACCAATTAAGAATTTCTCAGCAACCAATTAATATTGAAGAAGCCTTTGCCTATAGAAAAGAATCTATCTTTCCTCAAGGTGTGTTATCTCAACAAAATAAAAGAATTGAGGATAAAGAATATGCGTATGAGTATCTTGAATTAAAGAGAGAAGCCGGGAAGATTACAGCTGAAAAATCTAATAAAGTACCTATATCTACTTTTCCTGTTAATAAGAAAATGGTTAACAAAGAAGGTGTATTAGTAGTATATGAAAGACCACCGGCTGAACCTGTATTTGGAGCTTACTATGGATCTGTAGACCCTGTTTCAGAGGGAAAAACTAATACGAGTGATTCATTATGTACTATTGTTATTTATAAAAATGCTGTTGAAGTAACTAGAGAAACTCCACATGGTTTAGAGGTATTTATAGAAAAGGATAAAATTGTTGCTACATGGTGTGGTAGATTTGATGATATCAATGACACACATGAATTTTTGTCTTTACTAATTGAATGGTATAACGCATGGACCTTAGTTGAAAACAACGTGTCTTTGTTTATCCAGTACATGATATCAAAGAGAAGACAAAAATATCTAGTGCCAAAACAACAAATATTATTTCTTAAAGATTTAGGAGCCAATCAAAATGTATTTCAAGAATATGGTTGGAAAAATACTGGAGTATTATTTAAAAACCATTTGATATCATATGCAATTGAATTTGTTAGAGAAGTTATAGATGAAGAAACAAATGAAAATGGAGATATTACTAAGGTTACTTATGGGGTAGAAAGAATACCTGATGGGATGATTATAAAAGAAATGTTAGCATACTATCCGGGATTAAACGTGGATAGATTAGTTGCATTTTCAGCTCTTATTGCTTTTGTAAGAATCCAACAATCTAATAGAGGATTCATGAAAAGACGGGAACAAGACAAGAATAATTTGGATAACTCACAGAATTTGTATAAATTAAAGTATACACCTTTTAAAAATATTGAACGTAATAAAGGTGCAAGCAGCAATAAACCAAAAAGATCAGCTTTTAAAAATTTAAAATAACATGCAAGTATTTAACGCAATGCAACTCAAAGCGGGAGCTAAGGCCGAAAGTGGATATCCATCTACTACAAGTCTTACCCAGCCAATACAGTTTTTACCAGCTAAAGAAAAAGATAATGACTGGGTAGCCTGGAACTTAGACTGGCTTGAGTTACAGGGAATGTATTTCTTGAGACAAAATGCTAGAAGACTTTTAAAGAATTATAAACTTGCCAAAGGTATAATTGATAGAACTGATTATATTGTAGAAGAGGATAATGATCTAAAAGATTTAATGGATGTATTGACTAAAGAAGATCAATCTGCGTTAGAACTTAAATTCTATCCAATTATTCCCAATGTAATAAATGTATTATCAGGAGAATTTTCAAAAAGATTAACTAAAGTACAGTTTAGAGCTGTTGATGATAAATCATATAATGAGATGCTTACTCAAAAGAAAGCACTTGTTGAAGAAAATTTATTGGCAGATGCAGAACAAAAGTTAATTCAGAAAATGTTAGCTATGGGAGCTGATCCTAATAGTCCTGAAGTTCAGCAACAATTATCTCCAGAAAATCTTAAAACATTACCTGAGATTGAAGATTTTTTTTCTAAGAGTTATAGAAGTATGACTGAAGAATGGGCTACTCATCAAATGAATGTGGATGATGAAAGATTTAAAATGCAGGAACTTGAAGAAAGAGCATTTAGGGATAGTCTTATTACAGATAGAGAGTTCTGGCATTTTAGAATGTTGGAAGATGATTATGAAGTTGAATTGTGGAATCCTGTTCTAACTTTCTACCAAAAATCTCCAGATACACGGTATATTTCTGATAGTAATTATGCTGGTAAAATTGATTTAATGACTGTGTCAGATGTTGTAGACAAATACGGTTATCTGATGAATGAAGACCAATTGGCTTCTCTACAGAGAATATACCCTGCAAGGTCAGCTGCCTATCAGGTAAGTGGCTATCAGAATGATGGAACTTTTTATGACCCTAGTAGATCTCATGAATGGAATACTAATATGCCAGGTTTAGCTTATAGACAATTTACAAGTCATTGGGATACAGCTCCTGAATTAGGTGGAGATATAGTAAGTGCTATACTTCAACAAGGTGAAGATTTATCAAATTGGAACCAAGGTTCTTTAATGAGGGTGACTACTGTGTATTGGAAAACTCAAAGAAAAGTTGGTCATCTTACAAAAATGACTAAACAGGGAGAGGTTATATCAGCAATCATAGATGAAACATTTAAAGTAACTGAAAAACCTATTTATGATACATCTTTATTTAAAAATAAAACAAAAGATAATGTAATAGAAGGAGAACATATAGATTGGATATGGATAAATGAAACTTATGGTGGAGTTAAAGTTGGCCCAAATTTACCAGCTTTTTGGAGATCTAATATGAGTAATAATATTAACCCTATTTATTTAGGAATTAATAGAAAAATTCCAGGAAGAATTCCTTTTCAGTTTAAAGGTAACCAAACATTGTATGGTTGTAAATTACCTATTGAGGGGCGTGTATTTTCTGATAGAAATACAAAGTCTACAGCTCTTGTAGATTTAATGAAACCTTTCCAAGTTGGTTATAACTTAGTTAATAATCAGATAGCCGATATTCTTGTAGATGAATTAGGTACTGTAATTTTATTAGACCAGAATGCACTGCCTAGACATTCTATGGGTGAAGATTGGGGAAAAGGTAACTATGCAAAAGCATATGTAGCAATGAAAGATTTTCAAATTCTTCCATTAGATACATCAATATCTAATACAGAAAATGCTACAAATTTTCAACATTTTCAATCTTTAAATTTAGAACAAACAAGTAGGTTAATGTCTAGAGTAAATCTTGCTACTTATTTTAAACAGCAAGCATTTGATGCTATTGGTGTTAATCTTCAAAGACTAGGGGCCCCTATTTCACAACAAACAGCAACCGGTATGACTCAAGCTTTAAATCAATCTTATGCTCAAACAGAGATTTATTTTACACAGCACTCTGATCATTTAATGCCAAGAGTTCATCAAATGCGTACAGACCTTGCTCAGTTTTATAATAGCACCAAACCTAGTTTAAGATTAAGTTATATATCATCTGCTGCTGAAAAAGTTAATTTTACAATTAATGGTATAGATTTATTAGCTAGAGATCTTAATGTATTTGCTACAACAAAAACAAATCATAGAGGTGTATTAGATCAATTAAAAAGATTAGCTGAAACTAATAATACAACTGGTGCTACAATTTTTGATTTAGGTAATATTATTAAATCTGAGTCTATTGCTGAAATTACAGATATTCTTAAAGATGCTGAAATTAAACAAACAGCTGTTAGACAAGAAGAATTTGCCCATCAGCAAGAAATGCAACAACAAGCTTTAACTGCTAAACAAGAAGAAGCTAGAATGAAACTTGAATTTGAATCTTCTGAAAATGAAAAAGATCGTCTTAATGATAGAACTATTGCAGAGATTAGAGCTGCCGGTTATGGTGCAACTTCTGATATAAATCAAAATCAGATTAGTGATTATCAAGATGCAATGAAAGATATTAATATACAGAGTGAGAAAAGAGAAGAAATGAATTTTAAGAAAGAACAGGCAACTGTTAAAAATTCACTAAGCAAAGAAGACCTTCAAATTAAAAGAGAAAAGTTAGCTACGGAAAGAGATATTGCAAATAAACAATTAGAAATTGCAAGGGTTAATAAAAATCGTTTTGATAAAGGATCAGATAAGAAGAAATAATAATTAATGATCAAAAAGATAGCTATATACTACAGAAAATGAATCTCAATTTTCAAATTTATTAAGTTTATTAGCAAATCTTTTTGTATATTAAATATGTAGTCAAACACAAAATAAAACCAACATAATAATGAGTACAGACACAACACAAATTCAGAGCACAACTGCTCAAGTAGACATAGATCTAGATGAGATCTTTAATGGAACACCTGTGGGTGGAGATATAACTCTCCAAGATCCTGTAGATGGTAAAAAATCTATTTTTCAAAACTTTAATCCTAATGTAGATATGTCTTTTGCTGACCCTGGTGTTCCAGCAAAAGAAATAGATGATCTTACAAAGGATATTAAAGTTGATGCTGACAAGAAAGTTGAAGCAGTAGATGACATTCTTAATTCTTTTACTATAGATGATCCTGATAGTGAAATTGAAAAAGAAAAAAGAGGAAGAAAACCAATTTCAGGAATAGGAGATGTTTTTCAAAAGTTAATTAAGGATGAAAAAATTGTTCCTTTTGATGATGAAAAATCTTTTGATGAATATACAGCTAAAGATTGGGAAGAACTTATTGATGCTAACCTTGAAGAAAAGGCTAATCAAGTAAGGAGAGAAACCCCAAAACAATTTTTTGATAGTCTACCACAAGAACTTCAAATTGCAGCAAGATATGTTGCAGATGGAGGTCAAGATTTAAAAGGTCTTTTTATGACTTTAGGACAAGTTGAACAAACTAGAGAGTTGGATCCAAGTAATGAAAATCATCAAGAGATAATTATAAGTGAATATCTTGGAGCAACTGGGTTTGGTTCTCAAGAAGAAATTCAAGAAGAAATAGATACTTGGAGAGATCTTGGAAAATTAGAAACTCAAGCATCTAAATTTAAACCTAAATTGGATAAAATGCAGGAACAAGTTGTTATGCAAAAAATTCAAGAACAAGATTTAAGAAAAAAACAACAACAAAAAGCTTCACAACAATACATGGAAAATGTATACAATACTCTTAAAGATGGTGAGTTGGGAGATTTAAAAATTGATAGAAAAGTTCAAGCTATGTTATATAATGGTTTAGTTCAACCAAACTATCCTTCAGTAAGTGGTAAGAATACAAATTTACTTGGACATTTGCTTGAGAAATATCAATTTGTAGAACCTAACCATTCCTTAATTTCAGAAGCTCTTTGGTTATTGGCTGACCCTACAGGATACAAAGCAAAAATTATGGAAAAAGGTTCTGAAAAAACTATAGCAGATACTGTTAGAAAACTTAAAACAGAACAAGCTAATGTAGGGGGGACTACATCTTTAACTAATTCAGAAGATGATGAAACTAAAAGACCATCGGGGAATAAAAAATTAGTAAGACCTCAAAATATTTTTAAACGATTTTAATTTAACAAATAAATAACCTAAAAAACAATCAATTATGGCAACTCCAGTATTAAACAATGGGATTTACCTAAGAGATACTAACTACAAAGCTAGTTCTCATGTGGATTCTTATCACTTAACTCAGATGCTTGGTTCAGCAGAACCAATGGATCTTGGACCAGTAGACATTTGGGCAATGACACAAAAAGTGGAAATGCCTTTGTATCAAATGGCCTCTTTTGGCGGTAAGAACACCATTCTTGTAGACAATGCACGTGGTGAGTACAAATGGCAAACTCCTATCGCACAAGATTTACCTTTTATTACAGCTGACATTGAAGCTGCTAATGATGAAAAAGGTGTTGATGGTACTACTTTCAAGATCAAACTTTCTAAGAGAGCTTTTGGTCATGGAGATATTATCACTTATGACAAGTACAATGGATTAGAACTTTACATTACAGCTGAAGATATTATCCCAGCTGGTGATGGTTTTATTTACACTGTACAATTAGTTAACAATAATAACAGTGCTATTCTTAGCAATGATTATTTAATCCAAGGAACTAAATACTTCCGTAAGGGTTCTGCCCGTGGTGAGTATGGTGAAAGATTCTCTGACATGGAGACTGGATCTGGATTCCGTGAATTTTATAACTTTGTTGGAGGTGCTGAAGCTCACGTACATTATTCAATTTCAAGCCGTGCTGATCTTATGATTAAAGGTGGTATGAATGCTGATGGTACTGTTCCTGTTACAGAGATTTGGAGAAACTTTAATCAAGATCAACGTGATCCTTCTATATCTAATATTGAAGGTTTAGTTGCAAACATGGGTAAAGCCGGTGCAAAACAAGCATTTGAAAATGGTTCATTAAGCCGTACATTCTTAACAAATCTTGAAGCTGCTCACCTTTCTAAAATTGCCAATGACATTGAGACTTATTTAATGTGGGGTAAAGGTGGTAGAATTAAGCAAGATGGTCCTGATGATATTCGTTTATCTGTAGGTCTTTGGTCTCAGCTTGATAACTCATTTAAGCGTGTGTATAACAAATCTAGTTTCTCTTTAGATATGTTTAAATCTGAACTTTACAACTTCTACCAAGGTAAGGTTGAATTTAAAGGTCCAGATCCACAACGTAAGTTAATTGTACAAACAGGTATTGGTGGAATGCAGTTAATTAATAAAGCCATTTCTGATGAAGTATTTGGAACAGGTTTGATTCAGAATGCTTCTGATATAGGAGCTGTTACTGGTAAAGGTATGGATCTTGATTTTGGATTTGCTTACACTTCATTCACAATTCCTTTCTTGGCAAATGTGAAGTTTGTATTGAATCCTGCATTTGATAATCTTCATACAAATGATATTGAAAACCCATTGATTGATGGTCGTCCATTGAGCTCATACAGCTATATTATTTTTGATGTAACTGATAATGGTAATGACAATATCTATTTATTGAAGTTGTCTTGGGATAATCAATTGAAGTGGTTCTATCAAAATGGTACCATGGATTACATGGGACGTACACAAGGATTTGCATCTACAGGAAACTTTAACGGTTACCGTGTATATATGTCACAAACAATGCCAGCTATTTGGGTAAAAGACCCAACTAAGGTGTTGAAGATTGTAATGAGAAACCCAATCACTGGAGGATCATTCTAATTATGATTATAAATTAAAAAGGGGAGGATTATTTAAAATCCTCCTTTTTTTCTTTTTTTAATAAAAATTTTAAATTTTAAAATTATGAGCATATATGAAAATAGAAAACCAGTTAACCGCAGTATTCCTAAAAAGATAAAAGTTCAACCTATAATAGTTACAGCACCAATTGAACCTATAATTGAAGAAATAATTGATACTCCCGTTGAACCCATAATCAGTAAGTCTAAAAAGAAAACTCCAGTAGTGAAAAAAAAGAAAGTTATTAAAACAGTATAATAAATTTTAAATCATTTAAATAATTATAATCATGAGCATTTACAAACCATTAAAACCCAGAGAAAAAGGTTACACATTTGATAATGTGAATATCTTTCAAACACCAGAATTTAAAGAAGAAGTTGAAAAAATTGGTGATGCTCGGTATGAGCCACTAGCACCTTAATTTTAACTCAAAAAACTTTTGCCGGGAAACCGGCATTAGAAATTATTAATAATTGTACATAATTATGTACTTTTGAGTAAAATTTTAAAAACCAACACAATGAGCAAAAAAGAAAATTACACAATTGTAGAAAAGTATCAGCAGTCTAAAAACAAGACAATTGCTGTGCGTCCTTTCTTTGACCCCAATAGACAGAACATGGGATTAGAACAGTACAAAATGGCCTTGCATGATGGGGTATGGCATGAAGAATCTCTAGCATGTTTAGAGATGAATGGTGTTAAACGTTATGTTACAGGTCTAAATGAATTTGCACCAGATGTTAAGTTACTTCCTCCAGGTGAAAAAGACATTAAAATTAAAGAGATTAGAAAAGTAATTTGTCAGTTAGAACAAGAATTAGCAGCTAATGTACTTGACCCTGCAGATAAAGAATTTTGGAATAAGGTTAGTTTATTAAAACCTGATAATTTTAATTTTTGGTCTAGAATAAGCATTAGATGTGGTAATGATCCACTTTTTTTAGATCCTGATAGAGATCCTTATGATTTAATAAAATTGTATGCAATTAATGCCGGTGGATTTTCCATCATAGCTAAATCATTTAAGTTAGCTAAACAATCTCCTAATCCTCCAAAATTTTATTTAGATCAATTAGAGGAAACTATTAGTACTAGAACTGAATACACAAAAATAAAAAATGCAGCTATTGGGGAATTACAAAGTCTTTATAATAAGGATACTACCAAGTTAATGTATGTAGCCAAGGTAGTTGATGTAGATAGTGTGCAATACACAAAATCTACACCAAATGATATCTTATATGAAAATATGGATTTTTACATAAATGGAGATGGTTCTGAGTCTAATAAAATAAAAGCTGCTGAAAACTTTATTGATGCTGCTAAAGATTCTATGGAGAATCTAAAGATTAGAGCCCTTGTAAAAGATGCTCTATACTATAGATACATTACAACTAAATCTACTGGTTGGATTGAAACTTTAGATGGTGGTGAGAAACTTGGAAAAAAACCTTCTGAAGTTGTAGATTATTTAAAAAATCCTCTTCATGAAGAAACTTTGTTAAATCTATTAAGCAAAGTTGAAACATATTGGGCTAGTTAATATAACAGTATAATAAAAAATTATGAAAACTATAAAAAAAATGCAAATGGGTGGAATGTCTAATGGTATAATAATGAAAGATACTATGATGAAAAATGGTGGTACTGTAAAGGCCACTAAAAAACCTAAGATGGCTATGGGTGGCGCATTAAAAGATGTACCTTCTAGTAAAGTTGGATTATCTAAACTTCCTACAGAAGTTAGAAACAAAATGGGTTACAAAAAGAATGGTGGTGCTACTACACCTAAAGCAAACATGGGAGGTAGCATGAAATATGGGATGGGTGGTTCAATTAAAACTAAAAAGAAATAATCATGGCAAAAAATAAAACAATGTTAAGTGGTCCCGATAGACAATGGGAAATTGAAGATGCAATGAGAACTCTTCAAAGAGCTGAAGCTATTCGCAAGGATAAAGCTTTAATGGGTGGTGTAAAAAAATCTATGGATTCATTAAACAAAATGATGTTTGGTGGAACCCCTAATATTTCAGTTAAAAAAACAATAACTAAAAAGAAATAAAATGAAAAAAAAATTAAAAAAAGCTCAAACAGGAACTTCTATCCCAGCTTCAAAACCGCTTTCTAAATCAGATTCTACACAAGTAGCAAATATTAAAAAAGCATTATCTGATACAACTAAATATAATGGCAAAACATTTTATCCATCAATGCCATCAGGAGCCCTTGATAGTTTAATAAGTATTTATAAAAGAGATAATCCAGGAAAACCTATTAATAAAAAAAATGGAGGAGCTGTTGAATCTAAAAAAATGGCAATTAAAAAAACAATAACTAAAAAGAAATAATTATGGCTGAAAAGAAGGATAGAAAATGGATACAAAAAGCAATTAATCCTGCTCATAAAGGATATTGCACTCCAATGTCTAAACCTACTTGTACTCCAAAAAGAAAAGCATTAGCTATCACTCTTAAAAAAATGGCAAAATCTAAAAAATAAAACAATGAAAAATTTAATATTTTTAATTTTTATAAGTAGTTTAATAATTAGTTGCAATACTGGATCAACTAAACTTCCTGAAAAAAGTGTACTAAGAATTCATAAAAGCAAATTTGCATTTTGTGGAGCATCTGGTGCAGTACCAACAGGTAAAAAAATAATGATACAAGGTGTAGAGTACAATGAAGGTTGTGCTATTTGCCCTGTATTAGAAGGTCCTTCAATTTCTAACTTGGCTATGTATGGGTCAGGTGGAACATGGGGGGATTTTAATATTGAAAATAATTTTCAAACTCCTGATGGTACTAATAATACAGTTTGGTCTTTGTTTTGGTATTATGATTCAACTACATTAATTCCACAATTTAATCCTGTATCAAAATCTTGGGAATTATTATCACCAGTAAATCGTAAGTTTACTATTAACATGAGTAATCCTGAAACTAGTGAAAGTAATATGTTTGCAATGCCGGGAATTATATTTGATACAACTGCAACAGGTATTGTTCTTGCTAAAGTATATGGTCCATTAAATGAAGATGCTCTTCCATTAAGAATTGCAATCCCTGTTAAAAATGGAGAAACTTCAATTACTGCAGCTAAGAAAGGTACACCCTATCCTGTAGGAACTCCAATCCCAACAAAAGACTAAAAAAAATAATATGTCAACTGCACATTTTAAAATAACAAATAGTACAAAAGTTCCTGTATGCTATGCGGTTTATGAACAGCCTAAAGCAAATAACAATCCTTCAAAACATGGAGTGCTTAAACCTAGTGAAACTAAGGAGTGGAATTCTGGTTCATTACTTATAGGAAACTATGAAGTTTGGGCTATTGTAGTAGGAGATGCTAAAGATCATACAGAACTAACAGCAGTTAGTGGTAGTGAACCTGTATTTCCAGGAGAAGATGTAATGAAAGTTTATTTTGAAGATGGGTTACCAAATTGGTTAGGTACTTTAAATAAAGCTGATATGGAAGCTTTCTCTACTGATGACTTAAAACAAACTTTAGGTGAAGATATGACTACATCCATTTGTCCTACTTTTTATTGGAACGGTATGTCAACTCATACTGTAAAAATAACAGGTGGACCTGAACTGGTTCAAGAACCAGAAACTGGTTTATATAGAATAGGTAAACCTGGAGAAGAAATTGAAGCAACAACTTTATTATGTTATAGAGCAAGTTAAAAAAGAAACAATGGCAAATAAAGTTAAAGTATCTGCTGATGGTGAAAAGCATATAGTCTATAAAAAGACTACTAAGCAAGGCAAAGGTCAACCTGGAAATATTATGGTTAATCACCCTACTAAAGATAAAGGTAAATGGGATACAATTGACCTTACCAAAAAAGCAGGTGCTAAAACTGTTGCACAAGGTGTAGCAGTTACTAAGAAATGGCATAGAGAAAATCCTTACCCAAAACCTAAAAAGAAAAAGTAATGGCAAAGCAAATGTTAAAGAGAAAAGATGGTAGTGTATCTCAAAGAGGTCTTTGGGATAATATCCGTGCTAATAAAGGTTCAGGTAAAAAACCTACCAAAGAGATGCTTAAACAAGAAAAAAAGATTAAAACTAAGAAATAATGGCAAAGACAGCTGCTTGGACCCGTAAAGAGGGTAAGAACAAAACAGGAGGATTAAATGCTAAAGGTGTTGCTTCTTATAGAAAAGAAAACCCGGGTAGTAAACTTCAGATGGCTGTTACAACTAAACCATCAAAACTTGATCCTGATAGCAAAGATGCTAAAAGAAGAAAGAGTTTTTGTGCTAGAATGTCGGGGATGCCTGGACCTATGAAAGATGAAAAAGGTAAACCAACTAGAAAGGCTCTTTCATTAAAAAAGTGGAATTGTTAAACTCAAATTTAAAAAGTTAAAGACTAATGAATAATCAAACCCTATCTCTTAAAATAAAAGAAAGACTTAATAAACTTGCTAGTAATGACTATGATAATATAGAATGCTGGCAAATTATTGAAGCTTTTAATAAAACTCAACTTGAATGGGTACGTAGACAACTTCATGGTAATAATATTTTTAAAGAAGGAGATGAATCTTCTAAAAGAAGAATTGATGATTTACAACCTTTACTTACAGAATTAACATTAACAGGAACTTTATTAGATAATTATTTTGAGACTAATAATTTTCCTGTTGCTGATTATATGGAATACAAAAGAGTGACTGCATACGCCACATCTGAGTGTTGCCCAGATCCAAGAACTATGGTTGTTTATTTATCTGAGTCAGCTAATATTGATTTGGTAATGAGAGACCCTTTAAAAAATCCTAATTTCAATTGGGCAGAAACATTTTGTACATTAATAGGAAATACCATAAGGATCTATAGAGTAGCTGATTTTGAAATAAATAGTGGTTTATTTACATATTATAGAAAACCTATTAATATTCAAATCTCAGGTTGTCAAAATCCTTATACTGGAACTACTAGTACTACAGATGTTATTTGCGAATTTAAAGATGATGTAGTTGAATTAATGCTTGATGAAACTGCATCATTAATTGCTGGTGATATTGATAACTTTAATCAGTTGACTAGAAACAAACAAGCATCTGAACAAAATAATTAATAATAATATTATGCAAAATAGAACATTAAAAACACCAGTTACAGGAGTACCTTCTAAAAAAAGTGATAATCCTCTTATAACTCCTCAAGCTGTAGATCATTTGAATTATAGAATTGAGCAAGAAGAATATTCTTCAAGAATATATCTAGCAATGTCAATGTGGCTAAATAATGAAGGTTATACTGGAGCCGCTAGTTTATGGAAAAAATATTCAGAAGAAGAGTTAGCTCATGCAGAATGGGCTAGAACTTATCTTCTATCTTTTGGTATTCAACCTCTTACTCCGGCATTAAAACAACCTCAACAAACTTTTTTAGGTTTGCCTGAAATAATTGAGATGTCTTATGATCATGAGATTGAAGTAAGCAAACAAGCTAAAGAACTTGCTGATAGTGCTTTTAAAGCAGCTGATCATATTTTATATGAACTAGCTCTTAAATATTTAAAAGAACAAGTGGAGGAACATGATAAAACTCAGACTTGGTTAGACAAACTTGCTGCATTTGGAACTGATCCTATAGCATTAAGATTATTGGATAATGAAATGGGAGGTTAAAATTATTTGCATTTATCAATTTTATTTCGTATATTAAACTTATATATTTATTAATTTTTAATCATAAAACAAAATGGCGTATTTTAATCATGCGTTCTACAAGAGTTTCTTAGCTTCAAGCGTAGATACTACTGGTGGAACTAAAACAAAAGATCTAGTTGCAGGTGAGCTTGCGCTAGTAGATGGTTCAGATTGGACTAGTGTTAGTACATTACCTGTTCCAAGTATGGCTTACCTTGTACAAGGTAGTTTTCACACTCAAGACAACATTGGAAATAATCCAGGTCATGGTGGTTATTCAGAATCTGTAAAATCTAAGGGTATTAATCCAAGGTATCTTACAAGAATTTGGGAATCTGAATGTTGTACTGCTGAATCTTCTACATTATGTGTAGCTGTTGATTCTGACTGTGCTCCTTGTGGTGAAGTTCTGTTTTTCAGGTTGGATGTTAAAGGTTCTCCTGCATTACGTTACTTAAATCACAATGCTTATGTTATTGCAGATTCAAGCAGAGCTTGTTGTGCAACCGGACAATCTTATGTAGATCCTGCAGTTGTACTTGCTAATATTGGAAATATGGCATTACTTGATCCAATTGTAAAACCATTTATTGCAGAAGCTGTTGGAGGTGGAATTACTGTTAATGCAACAGCATTAAATGCAGTAGGTACAATTAATACTTTGGTTGGTGGAACTGGTTATACTAATGGTACATTTACAAATGTTGCTACAACAGGCGGTACAGGTACAGGTTTAACTCTTAATATAACAGTTGCTGGTGGTATTGTTATTGCGGCTTCAATTGCTTGTCCTGGTGGCGGTTATACAGTAGGAAATGATCCTGTCATTGCAGGTGGAAATGCTGATGCAACAGTTAACGTTGCAGTTTTAGTACAATCTGCTGTTTATACAATAGCTGAAGTTCTTGCTGGAAATTATCCTGCATCTTTGGATCCAGTAACTGATGCTGTTACTGCTAATTTATGTTTTAGAGGAGCTTATGTTGAAACTAAGTTTGGAGATTGTTCATTTGATACTCGTGATTTCTATGAGAAAGAGCCTGTTCAATTGATTGGTTCTATGCTTAATGAAACTGGTGATCCATGTAATGATTGTGGTGTTGTAACTACAACTCCAGGTTCAATGCAGCAAACTTCAGGTGAAACTGTGTTAAGAGCTTTATTAATGACTGAGAATTACATGCAGTCACCTTACAACCAAGGTAACGCAGATTCAGCCCGTATCCGTGAGATAGTTGGTTCTGATAAAGTTTTAGCTGCTGTTAACCGTACAGCATTATACAAAACTTATTATGTACAACATAGTGTTCCACGTTTAAATAACCCAACTGGTGTGTTTGATAATGATCAGTATGTTTACCAAATATTTGTACCATGTGAAGACACAGCCGACCAAACAAAAATAGAAACTTTATTAGATGCACTAGTTACTGCAGCTAATGCTTCAGGAAACCCAATACTTAGAGAAGCACCTGTTAACAATAATGCAGTTGATGCATGTGCTACTCCAATATTGTAATTACTTTAAATAACATTAAAAAAAAGGCTATCATAATTGGTAGCCTTTTTTTATTTTTGAATGTATCATTTATTTTTTGTATATTATACTTACCATATTATATTAACTTTGTATTCCAATGGCAGAAAAACACATATTAAGTTTAGAAATTCCAGTAGTAGCAAACACTGAGATTATGAGTATTGTAGATACAAGTCAGTACTCAGACAAACTTGCTATTGACTGTGCAGAATTATTAATAACAGCCCCCGGGTTTAATAGTCCATCACTTACAAGTGTTACTCAAGGATTTTATTTAAACTTAAATGCTTGTGATTTAAATTTACAAACTACTAACTGTGGCACAATTAGAACAGAATTACCAGATGGGGTTTATATTATAAAGTATAGTGTTGCTCCAAATGATAAAGTTTATGTTGAATATAATCATTTGAGAGTTACAAAATTATTGACTTTATATTATGAAACTTTATGTAATATTGATGTTATGGGTTGTACACCGGCTAGTGGCAGAAGTGATATTATTGATGAAATAAAGTATATTAAGACTGTTATTGATGGAGCTGTAGCTAAAGTTGAATATTGCGGTAGTCCTCAAGCTGGTATGAGTTTGTATGATTTTGCTAAAAAAAGATTAGATAAACTTAATTGTAAAATTGTTGGTTGTTAAAATATGACTTGTAAAAATTGTGGAAAATCTTTTAGTTGTGGATGTCAAAAGACATCAGCTTCTGATGGCAGTACTGTACATAAAACTTGCCTTACAGAGTATAAAAACAAATTAAATGGGCCCAAGCCCAACAATAAATAATGGATCCAATATTAGCTAAACAAATTCAGGTTGAACAAACATTTGCAAATGCAGTGTATAGAAGTTTTACCCAAATAAGGTATGGAATAACACCTTGTTGTTTTTTTGATCTTGATGATGCATGGATTAATTATGAATTATGTAGATGGCAACAAATACAACCTATTGATCCAAATTGTGAAATAGTGTGTACTTAATTATAAGTATTGTTTAATAATAAAAACTTTTGTATATTATATTATAACCCAAACTAAAAATGCCCTTACCAACAAATAACGGAACTTCTCAGCCATGCACTGCAATATCATCTAACTGTATTATATGGCAGGGGCCTAACCTTCCATGCATAAATTTATGTAAAGGAGATACTATATCAGATGTAGTTGCAAAATTAGCTGAAGAGTTATGTGCTTTAATTGATGCCGCTTGTGTATGTGAACCGGATTTGGCTGGTTTAGATCTTAAATGCACATTGCCAGAAGGAGATCCTACCCCAGCAACCATTGAAGCTGTTATCCAATTAATTGTAGATTATATATGTAGTTTAGAACCATTGGTATATACTCTCCCAATAATTGCTTTACCTTCTTGTTTATGGTATGATGATCCATTAGGTAATCCGGTAACTGCATTAAGATTGGATTTATATGCAGCATTATTAGCAAATAAGATATGTGTAATTACAGGACAAATAAATGTAATTAATGTAACACTTTTAAATCATGAAACTAGGTTAACAACATTAGAAGATTGTGTATTACCTTGTGAGCCAGAATCACCTAATGAACCATTAGTAATGCCTCAATGTGTGTTACCGGCATCTTTAGTTGATTTATCAACTTTAACGTTAGCTTTAGAGTTAGCGTTTTGTTCTTTGAGTAATGCAGTTGGAACAACTACACAAATAGCAAATGCGGTTTCTCAGCAGTGTTTATTTAGTACTACGTCTACATTATCTACAACTTCTACATATGGTGTTCAAACAGGATGGCAATCAACAGCCTCTACTGTAGCTCAATCAATGCAGAATATGTGGATAGTTATTTGTGATTTATATGCAGCTCTTAAAAATGTTCAAGATAATTGTTGTCCAGGTGGATGTGATGCGGTTGTTTTTGGTTATACATATTCAACAGTAGTTGATGGTGGTGGTATAGTTACAGATTTAGTTTTAAACTTTACATCTTCTACTATTCCAGCTCCTTTTGCTGATTGTGGTGGAAGTACTGTAATTAAAGTAACAGATTCAAATAGTGCATTTATTACTGTAAATGCTAACATTGCTGCTCTACAGACAAACCCATTAGGTTTAACTGTTGATATTTCATCGCTTAATACAACATCTGCTGTTACAGTTTATATTGCATATTGTGCTACAGATGGCGTAAGCAATTGTTCTGAAATTAATACTCAGATAATTCCTTTACAAATCCCATGTCCAACAGGAGTAACTTTGTCACCATCTATAACATCAACAACGATTAACTTTACAAATGCATTAGGCACTTCGGCTATTTATACAATAGTTGTTACAAATAATGTAACATCTGTAGTTACTGGTAGTGCCATTGTTATAAATCCGGGACCTACAGTTTCAAGCACTATATCAGGATTAGCTGGTACTACTCTTTATGATGTTACTATTACAGTTCAATATGGTGGTTCATCAATTGTGTGTCCTTCTGGAAGTTTTACAACACTACCTGCCTCACCTTTTTGGATAGTTAGAGATTGTTTAACTAGTGCTTCATTTATTGTTGATACAGGACTTACAATTGTTACTCCGGGTGGATTTTATAACTTAACAAATACAGGTGCATCATATCCTGGATGGACAACTGGAAATACTAAATGTGTGGAAATAATTGGTGCTAGTTCCGGACCTGTTAATGTTATAGCATCTGTTGATGATGGGCCTCATTTAACTTGTGGATGTAGTGCAGAATTATATTTGTATGAAGTTGAAGATTGTGTTACTCTTACTAATTTTAATGTAGAAAGTTTAAATGGTTTAGTTCCATTATCAATGTTAGATACTTTAAAAATGACTAATACAGGAGGAGCAATAGTTGGATGGGCATTAAATGAAGTAAAATGTGTTACTGTTATAGGAACAGCTTTGAGTTCAGTTGTTTCAGTAGTTGAAGGAGCTGGGTATGGTTCAAGTGATTGTCCTAGTTGTTTAGCGGCTTTATAAAATTAAAATTAAAATAAAATGAGTTGTAATAATTGTGGAAGTACTTCCCCCTGTGGTTGCAAAGACCATGCATTGACTACACCCTGCGGATATACAGATTGTACCGTAGGTCATGAAAGATGTGATGATATTCAATGTGCAGAATGTGTAAGTTATTGTGGAACATCTTTCCAAGTAAAGATACTAGGGGAAGGATATTTAATACTTAAAGTAGAACAAGGTGAAAGACTTGATAGTATAATTCAAAAGTTTGCTTTAATGATAGCTAATGGATTAGGAGTATGTACTGCAGATAATTTACATCACGCTCCATATAATTTATATATGGCCAATATAACAGCTACATCTGCAGATGTTGTATGGACTGGTGTGTCATCTTTAACTGTAGGTCTTAATATATTTTATAATATTGAAGGTTCAGTTAATCCTGATATTCAAGCTAATGCATTAATAATAAGTCCTTCAGTAGATACATATTCTATTTTAAATTTGACACCTGCTACAGATTATATATTGTACATTGAGTCTGTAGATGCATTCTCTAATGAATGTAATTCTGTAACATTATTGTTTTCTACACCAGCTACATAAAAATTAAAAAACAACTAAGTGATAGTTTGTTGGTTCTCTATCCCAAACGTTGAAGGGTCCTGTAATGGGACCCTTTTGTTTTTATTGACCAAACAAATTAAATTTGTAGAGTCAAGATATTCAATTAATCTTTTAAAAGTGCCTTTTTTTTTGTAACTTATATTAACATGCCAGATAATTTTAAAAAACCTGATTTAAAAGCTCCAAGATATAGAAATAAAACTTTGAGTTTATTAAATCAATCTATGCTAAAAGAATTTAAAGAAATAAATCCTGTGTATGCTAACATAGATGATAAAAAATTAAAAGAAATTATTAGACTTTATAATGCAGCTTTAATTAAAGGTGTTATAGAGTATAGAGATGGTGTTGAATTACCTGAGTCACTAGGATATTTATTTATAGGAACTTGTCCTCCAGCCAAAAGTAAGAATGTTGATTTTTCTCTTTCCAAAGATTATGGGGTAACTCTTAAAAATAAAAATTGGGAAACTGATGGACATATTGCTAAAATATTTTATACAAATTGGTCAACAAAATATAGATTTAAAAATAGAGACCTTTGGAGTTTTGTGGCTAGCAGAACACTTAAAAGAAGTGTGTCTACTGAATATCCTAAAAATTGGCATAAATATATTAAAATGAAAAATAAATTTAGAATCTCTCAGATGTATTCTACACGAACTTCTGCAGAAGAAGCTGAATTAGCAATATATAATGAATTTGAAACATAAACCATGGCAACAATAGCAGAAGTTATTTCAAGATTAAGGGGTCAAGTAAAAGCTGAAGTACAAGATGCTTTTGTTACAGACCGCTATCTATATAGTTTAATTAACAAATTTGCACAAGTCCTAATGAGAAGACAGGACAGTGCAAATAAATTAAACAAATTTAATTCAATATGGGAACCATTACCCTATGTTGAATTAATTGATGTTGATAGAGTAGAAGCAGACTGTGCAGGTGTGTTTAGTGGTTGTACAATAAAACGTTCTAAATATAAATTACCAAAGATGATTGAAGGTTATTGGGGTAATTTGATTAGAAACATAACATCTATAGATTCATCTATAAATTTACAACCTACTTATCCAAGTACTTATCTTTCAATAACTAGAACAACAAGTTTTAAATATAATAATACAAATTATTATTGGTTTTTAAATGGATATATTTATTGTCCAAATCTTGACTGGGATGCCATTAGGATTGAAGGTATATTTGATGCTGATTTATCTGATTGGACATGCTATGGTTATGATAAATGTCTTCCTAGATATGAACAACATTTAAATATTCCGGAAGCAATGTTGGCTGAAATTGAACAACAGGTTTTAAATATACTAATCAACACCATTAAAATCCCTGCTGATAATATTGATGATAAAATTAATATAAATAGATAATGAGTGTATCACATAAATATAAAACATTTAATCAATTACTAGATGATGTTAGTGTGGATTTTTCTAACTACGCTATGGATGGTATGTTAGAACCACAACAATTAATTAAAGTGGCTACAAGAATTAATTATGATCTTGGATTAAAAATTAATAGAACTAAACAGATTATTCTAGATGTTGAACATAGTAAAGCTAAACTTCCATGGGATTTTGCATTTTTAAATTATGCATTTATCTGTGGTGAATATACTGTTAGAATGGATATGCCATCAGGAACTCATGTAGATACTACTAATCCTGTTCCTTATGTGCCTGATCCTGGATTTACAGGTCCATGTGCTGATCCAACTTGTTCAGATGTATGTGTAATAACACCTTGTGAAAATTCTACAGGTTATCAAGTTGTTCAGAAAGTTGGAAATTTAAGTCAATATAGAACATATAGTACATTTAGACAATTAAGAATAAATACTGTAAACTCTATAGTATGTGATTGTCCTAATGTTAATGTTCAATCTCCAGATATTGCAGAAATAAGAGAAGGTTTTCTTTTAACTAATTTTCCAACAGGTAAAGTTTTTATGAGTTACCAAGGAGCCATGGAGGACAATCAGGGGAACTTATTAGTACTTGACCATCCTTATTGTAATGAGTACTATGAATATGGTCTTAAACAGCGTATATTAGAGAATATGATTTTTGCTGGTGAGAATGTAGCTAATCAATTAAGTTTAATTGAGCAACGTTATAGAGTAGCAAGAGTTACAGCATTGAGTTTTGTTAACACCCCAGACTTTGCAGAAATGAGACGTGTATGGGATCTTAATAGAAGAGCTCAGTACCATAAATATTACGATATGTTTACTTCTCATCCCCCAAACTTAAATAGATATGGCAGAAGATAAATTTCAAAATACATCCTCTGTAATAACTAATAGTTTTATGAAGGGGATGTTAAAGGATCCTAATGCATCCTTTGAACCTAAAGAAAACTGGTCTCATGCTAGAAATACAGTTAACAACTCTGTAGATGGAGATGTTGCTGTAATTGGGAATGAACCGGCTAATATTCAATGTGCAGTTATACCTTATACTATTATAGGTGCTATTCATAGATATGCTGATCAATGGGTGATATTCTGTACAGATGATGTTAATTCTGAGATAGGATTATTTGATGATAGTCAATGTTCCTATACAACCTTAATAAACGCTCCCTGTTTAAGTTTTAATAGAAAGTATTTAATAACAGGAGCTGCTAAAGAAAATAGTGACTGTACCTGGCAAATATATTGGGATGATTCAAATAATCCATCAAGAACTTTAAACATAAATGATATTCCATATCTAAGAGTTATTACATCTCCACCTGGTGCAGATTGTATTACTTATGAAGATACTACTATTTTAGATTGTGAAAAAATAAGGTTAGCTCCTTTAGTTACTACACCTTGTGTTGAGTTAAACAAAGCTGAAAATGGTGGTCAACTAAGAAATGGAGCCTATCAAGCTTTTATTGCGTATGTTGTAAATGATCAAAAAGTTACTGATTATATTGGGGTATCAAATGTTCAAACGTTGTTTGATCATGCGGGCACATCAGGTTCATTGAATATATCAATCTCTAATTTAGATCCAGACTTTGATTATTTTGAATTAGTTATTTTAAGTAATAACCAACAAAACACGGTTGCCAAAAGGATTGGTATTTATAGTACTCAGCAGTTTAGTATAACTATTGATTATATAGACCAGTCATTGATAACTATTCCTTTAGAGATTATCCCTTTAAGAAATCCTGCTTATGAAAAATCAGAAGCAATGTATGTTGTTAATGATTGGTTAATACGTTCAGGTCCTACTGAACAATTTGATTTTAATTATCAAGCTATTGCAAATAATATAAAAACCGTTTGGGTAGTTGCTGAATATCCTGCATCTTATTATTATAAAGGTGGTAATAAAACCGGATTTATGAGAGATGAACAATATTCATTTTTCATAAGATGGATTTATAATACAGGTGAAAGATCATCATCTTATCATATTCCCGGAAGAGCTCCTAATATTAATGGCACTAATCAATATGGTGATATTGTAGATGAGACAGCTATAGGTGGTGGAGTTAATACAATTGATCCAGGCACTGAATATAATTTCCAGATCTTTAATACAGCTACATCAATACCAACAGTACCTATACCTGTAGGTGATGGGGGTGTTAT